TTTGTGTTTTTTCTACCGTTTTAATATTTTCTTTGATTCCATTCACACTTTGCTCTAGCTCATATGTTGACTTGCTGAAGTCTGTTGGAACAGAACCTTTTTCTAGTTTAGCTTTCTTGAAACGAAGTTTCTTACCCTTTGAATTTTCATTTCTTTCAAATCTTAATCGCAATCCCCATCCAGTTGCTCGTGCATCAATCTTAAATGTAAATGATCTCCTAGACCAATTAGCGACAGGGAATCTATTGTACAAGTTTTCTGTCCACACTCCATTAATAAATTGGAATACAATTAGATCAATTGGAACGTCGTTTTGCATATCGATACTGAATGTCATATCTTTCGCTTTTTCAAAGTCTCCCATTTTAGTATTATCTAAATGGAATTGATAGAAAGAGTCGGTATGATCTGTACATTCTACGATTATGTAATCCTCAGAGAACGCTTGACCAGCCTTGTTGACTTGTGCACCCCCAGACATTCCAATTGTTTGCGGCTTTTCGTTTGGCCCTGTATAGATTAGCCAGTTTTCAACGCCTACAGTACGGGCCTCAACCTGCTCTAACTTTGTCGAGATTTTCCCAGCTTCTGCTTTAATTTCAGTTGTAACTTTTATAAATTCGTTACTGTCTGCCTGGTCCTCAGGTGCAGGTCTCCACGGATAAACTTTTTTAGTTAGCGATAGCATAGGTGACGTTTGTTGGTATAAAGCACCTTTAGGTATTGATTCAGCTTCGAATCTATATACAACATTTGGATCAGTGGCATCAGAGCCGACCAGAATTGTTATCGAAACTCTTTTCCATTCTCCATTAACTGTTGTTCTACCAGCACCGTTAGGAAAGAATACTTGTGTAGATTCTCCACCTATCATTCTAGCTGTTACAGAAAATGTTACTGTGTCACCAATTTTTATTTTCCCTCGCTTAATTAATTCACTGGGTTTAACGGCGATACCTTGCCATTCTGTATCTGTTTGCGCGATAGCATTTCCATTGTACGTGTCTTTGATGACAGCAAGGCGTCCACCTTTTAAAGATAACTCTTCATTAGTTGTTAACGTCTTAGTTCCTCTTACAAGGTTGATAACATCACCATCAAGGTTATTTACATTCTTTTCGATTCGTTCAATGGTTTGCTTTGTCCCATTTGCATCTTGTTCCACTTGATTTAACTTTTGGATAGTTTGGGATGACGTTTTGTTGATTTGTTCGATGGAACTGGAAATACCGTTAATGTTTTGTTCTGTTTTTACTACGCGATCAGTAATCCCACTTTGATCTTTTTTGATATCAGATACAGTATTATTTAATCCTTCGACACCTTTTGAAGTTTCAACAATCGTTCGACTCATACTTTCTTGAGTACCTTGTAAACTTTTAATTGTCTCTTTTGTTCCCTTTTCACTTTCTTCAAGCGTCTTAGTTACCTGACTGACTCTTTCTTGCTCTCCTTTAACAGCATTGAAGTCCTTTTGTAGATTGTCTGCTTTCGTTTCAGCTTCTTTAACCCTAGCACCCAACTTTTCGGCACTAGCATTAATATCTTTCGTCACCTGCTCCAGTGTATCTTTTTTAATTGATTCCACATCAGGAATAAGAAGCTCCCACCCTTTACCATTCCACACTTTTAAAATACCAGGTTTACCGTTACTAATATCTCGCCATAATGTTTTACCTACTATAAGATTATCAATTGGTGGGTTTTTAGCTTCAATAATAGTTACCGTATTATTTTTTAGATTTTCTTGAACTTTTTCTGCCAACTCTTTCGCTGCTTGAGATTCTTTTCGTATGGTTTCAATTGTTTTTTCATTCTGTTTTACCAGTTTGTCTAGCTGATCTAGCATTTCTTGTTTACTACCTAACGAACTAAGAATTTGATTATAAATCTTTCGTAATTCTTCGTTAGGATCTACAATTTCTCGATAATCTCCAAATACATATTTATCTTGTGTAGGATCAGTAAAAGATTCGTCTCCAGCTATTGCTCTTGCTTCTAAATAAAGTTTTGGTGTAAAACCTGTATCTTTAATTCGGATTGTGTCCCCCTCATTAATCAATTCATGTGCTAATCCAAATACACGTCCTATGGATGCCGCTTTTACCTCATAAGAAACAGACGCATTTACACGTTTCTTCATTTCTATTTCCATTAAAGTTTTCAGACGTTCAGGAGACATGTTTTCATTGTCAGTTTCTGGACTATAAAAACCGAATTTATGTTTACCTTTTTCATTCCATCGTTGAAAAGCATCAATATTAGTAATATAAGGAAGACCATTATTAATTTTTTCTATCGTAATAATGTTATCGCCTTCACCTTTCACAAAACCAATTAAAGCTGTACAGATATTTTGCGAGTTCTCAATTCGCTTAATTCCAATTAAATCTTTCTCTAATTCAATTGTTTTCCCTGTATCCTGCCCGCGTTTTTTCATCATATCAACATACCGTTCGATATGATTCCCTACGACTTCAGTTCGATATTGAATTTCTAGTTCAAATAGAGAAGCAATCTTTTTCAAAAAACTTAATGGATCAATAAATTCATCAACGGTCATAGAACGGAAACTTTCATAAGAAATATTTCCTTTTTTCCATTTCGTTCCCTTAAGAGCTATATCTACATACTCCCCTACTGTTTTTGCTTCAAATTTTTGTGGATCAATATAATTTGCTTTACCAAGTAAAATCCATTCACCAGACGCGTAAGTTGTAAGGGATCTATTATTAGAATCTTTTTCTGTTTCAGTAATTGTGTATGGAACAATTCGTCCACCCCTTACCTCTTTTAAGACCAAATTTTGTTGCGTAAGCGCTGAGGCTTCTTTTGTACCATCAAAAACCGTAAAATCTAGCTTATCAACATTATTTTTAATCTCCCAATGCCTATTGTCATTCCAATAATCCTTTGATTGAATCGCTCCGATAATTTGATCTGTTTGTGAATCAACAACATGTAATATTCCACTTGGTGTTCTCATCTAAATCGCTCCCTATATTTAACCTTTGCTGTTCCTATATCGGAAGGTATGATTTCAAGTTTATTCGTACCTTTATAAATAACAGGAAAATTACTAAAAATATCTTTTATGTTAATAGCGTTTTTCCCTTCAATACTGACATGACTGCTTTCTGTATCAATCACAACTTTGTCACCAACATCGACTATATAAGGTGGTGTATTTTGATTATTTAAATTCACTTTCCAAAATTTCAAATCAGAAACGGTCATCGCTTCTACTGGCGGAACATCTTGCCACTGCATAATACTAATCTGTATTTGAGCTGCTTTTTCCATATGTTTATTGTCTTTATCGGTCCATCTTGCAAAGCGCTCTGCATCATCTTTTTCTGTTCCAGGAAGAAACTTTGAAATATACGCTTCCCAATCATTGCCCGTTCTAGCAATCCACAACCTACCATAATACTGATTCCACGTATTGGGATAATCACCACTCTCATAAATTAAACCTGTTTTTCCAGGCTTATTATCATATCCAATTACCATCGTTCCAAAATTTTGTTCAGCTTGCCAATAGAGGTCGTTCATAGCAATCTTTGAAAGAACTTTGCTATTTTCATCGAGTATCGCTATCTCAACTCGTCCCATTTCATTAATGTTTTTACTCTTACATGTAACATGGGCTTGCATAATAAAATCTTCTACTGGTCCACCAGGGATGCTCTTTTTAACAGCTGCCCCATGCCATCCATTACTTGAGCCATAGTCCGAACAATAGAATTGGTAACTATCTGTTTTCATTTCACCAACCGGATTACCATCTTCCATAGAACTAACCTTACTCCACCCTACAGTTGTGGACATATCATCCCATATAAGACGTTGATTTCTTTCTACAGGCAATTGCTCCATTTTTAATGGCATTCCAATACGAAAATAATCTGGTTCCTTTGCATATTTATCTTCAAACCATACATCTAAAAAAGTATGTGGCTTTTTAATATCAATTTCAATAATCGGATTGGAATGCACAGAGCCTTTGTTTTGGACATTGGCAATTAACCCTCGACCTTCATTTTCAAAATCAACCGTTTTCTCATTTCCTAACTTATAAGGCATTGGGCAAACAAAGTTCAAAATACCTTTACCTAACGTAACAAAATCCTCTGGATCAAAATCTTCATCAATAACCGCTAGGTATGTCCTATCAGGTGTTACATCAAAGACTAATTCAACAGGTTTTTCTGTAATTAACCACTCTGCTATTTCTTCTTTTACTGTTTCTAAGTCTGATCCATCAGGAACAATAATTCCGACTGGAACAGGTAAAACTCGCATTTCAGTTTCTGTCGTTAATAATCTTGCACCTGGATAACCTGGAACGCTTAAAAAGTTCCGTTTTAACGGCGCCCACGCTGGTTTTTTCCACCCTTTTTCGATTTGAATAAAATCCTTGCGTATATTGTTAAATGTAAAAGAGCTCACGTTGCCACCTCATTTCTTTTCAAATTAAAAGAGACTCAAACTTAAAAGTCTGAATCCCTCTGTGTTTCTCGTTCTTGATATTCGGTTGTATAGCGATAAGTACCGCGTGCCACGTCTCTTCCTTCTAAATTAACAGGTACTTCAATAACTAAATCTCCACCAAGCATTGGAATGACTCCACCGCCAGATGATCCTGAAGAATAATTAATCACTTGATTCGCAACACCAGCTGCCATAGCTTGTCTACTATTTGACATATTTCCATACACACCACTCATAACACTCTTTAACCCTGATAATTGACTCATTGAACTAGCCATCATCCGGCTCATATCACTCATTAGTTGATTCATAGTTCCAGTGATACCGAGAGATCTTTCTTTTGAAGATAAAGGCGTAACTGTAATTGAATTCCCTCTCTTAGTAAAGAGCTCAGGACCAGCTTCACCAGTTATAAAAGAGCCATCACCAACAGGCTTACCGCCTTTAGCAAGCATTGGTACATGTGGAATAGTTGGAGCGCTAACTCCTGGTATATTGTTTAATAATTCTGCTGGTGTATTAAAGCCATCTATAAATTTATTTATGATACGAATAATTCCATTGATAGCTGTACGAATACCACTTTTAATACCATCCCATACGCCTAATACTGCTGATTTCATGCCTTCAAATGCCCCACTAACCGCATTTGTTACCCAACGAACAGGCGTCATAATGGCTTCTTTTAATCCATTCCAGACAGAAGATGCGGTTGACTTGATACCTTCCCAAATGTTTGAGAGTGTTGATTTAATACCATTCCATATGTTACTACTTGTGCTACTAATCATGTTCCAAACCGTTGAAATGGCTTCTTTGATGCTATTGAATACAGAACTCGCTGTGGAAACAATTGCGTTCCATAAGCTAGATAGATAGCTTTTAATCGTATTCCATACTGCACTTGTTGTGGAACTAATCGTATTCCATGTATTCACAATCCAATCTTTTATAGAGGTGAATATTGGCGTTACAAAAGCGACTAACCCGTTCCAGCATGATTGTAAGAAATTCTTAACAGCATTCCATACAGACATTGTTGCTGAACTGATTGCATCCCAAACGGTTGTAACTGTATTTTTAATCCACTCAAATACAGTTGTCGCAATTGAAACGATTCCATTCCAACAAGTCGTTAAGAAACTTGTAAGTGCATCCCACACCGCTGTAGCTTTTTCTTTAATAGATTCCCATACCGAAGCTAAAAACTCTCGTATAGACTCAAAAATCGGAGTGGCGAAATATAAAATAGCGGTCCAAATTGCTTGTAAGTATTGTGTAATAAAACCCCATACAGTTTGAATCACTGTGGAAATACCGTTCCAAATCATAGAGAAGAAATCAGCAATTCCTTGTAAAATAGGAGTTAGAAAGGCAACTAGTCCATTCCAAGTATTAATGAAAAACTCACTAATCGCTGTCCACACTTCAGAAGTAGTTTGACTGATGCCATTCCAAACTTCTGATAATGTTTCAACTACTCCATCCCAAATTCCAGTCAAATATTCCACAATAGAATTCCATATTTCTGTAGTCGTTTCAACAATAGAATTCCATATTTCAGATAAAGACTCAACTATCCCATTCCATAACTCTATTAAGTATTCTTTAATCGAATTCCAAACTTCCGATGTTGATTCACTAATGCTATTCCACGTTTCGCTGGCCCATTGTACAATCCCATCCCATATGCCTACTAAAAATTCTCCAATTGCATTCCA